CTCCCGTAATTAAGCGCATGCGTCAAATCTTTCGTAGATTGCGAGGACTGCGAACTCACGGTAGACTGCAGTTTGGATGCGGCATTGCGATCAGACACTTGGAACGTGTAGCTTTGTCGGTTTTCCTGTTTTACAGTGATGTTTTTGGTGTTCGTAGTTTGAGCAATCGGCCGCTGTGATGCCGTTGTTGTAGACACCGGCCTTCCTCCCGAAATAAATGCACTGGCAGCATTTCTACTTGCGGCAGTGCTCCCAGAGGAAGTCTGCGTCCCTGTCGATGATTTACCATTGCTTGTGCGGCCGCTGCCACCAGAGGATTTTCCGCCTCCCATGCCTCTAAAACCAGGCGAATTCTTATCAGGACCGTCCCCGCCATCAGAATCATCGACATCACCGCCATTTCCACCGGCAAAGAAATTTTTTACGCCGCTCCACAGATTCTTAGCCCAGGTGATTTTATCGCCGAACCAGTCAAAGAAGCCTTTCAGCCAATCCCAGATTGCCTGTGCGCTTTCTTTCAATGGCTCCCATGTTTCGCCAAATGCAGCGCGTCCTAAACCGTTCAAAATATCGAGGAAATCTTGCCACAGTTCCTTACAGCCTGTCAGGAATTGCGTCCAATCTCCGGTCTGAAAGCCCGTAATCAAGCCAGCCAGAAGGTCGAACAGATGCCCGCCCAGTGTTATGATGTCCGCGGTCAGGTCAACCAGTCCTTGCCAAAGGGCTTGCAGAACAACTAAAATCGAGCCTTTGTGCTCCTCCCAGAACCGTCCCAGCGAATCAAGAGCGTCTCGGCCAAACTGCTTTGCTCCCTCGAAGAACGCACTGATTTTCTCTCTCAATGCGTCAACATCAACACCAGCCTCGCTCAGGAGCCGCCCAAAGACACTATCGCCGCCCTGCAGGAAGGTAAAAACATCTTCCAGCACAAGGAACAGCAAGAGCCATTTTGCGGCCGCAAGGGCAGTTTGCAGATTAAATCCTTGCAGGAGTTTCACTGCGCCCGCTAAGAAAGACAAAATCTTGCTTCCGTTGGTTGCAAGGAACAGAGCTGTGGCGACCATCACGATCAGCTTCAGCAGCTGTTCTACGCCGCCAAGTTTCTCGGCAATATTTTTCAGCCACGAAGTCAGCCGTTGTGCTTTTCCTATCAGGAAATCGCTTATGGCTTTTATTGTTTTGCCAATACTGGTTGTGATGCCAAGCATGTCATCTGCGCCTGCAAGCCAAAGCCCCCACTGATTTCTGACATAAGTAAGAGCGTCCCCGATGCCGAAACCGAGTTCATCAAAGTTCTTTTGAATGTCGCTTTCCGCCGCAAAGAACGCTTCTTTCAGTTGCTTTGCGGAAAGTTTTCCGCTCTCTGCCAGATTTTGGAGCTGCTTTTCGGACACTCCCATTGCAGACGAAATGGCTTTCACCACCTCCGGGGCAGCTGTTTTTAAGTTGGAGAAGCCAGATTTGTCCAGCTTGCCCGAAGACATAGCCTTTTGCAGTACACTCATGGTGTTGTCAAGATTTGCTTCTCTGCCGGAGCCCTTTTCCAGCTTTTCGACAAGCGAAACAAACTTCACAGCATCATCAACCGGGAACAGTTTACTGTTCAACTGCACCAGCTTTGTCACATCTCCGGCCATGGCTCCGTATTCTTCACGGCAATCCTGAGCCCCTTGCAGAATCTTCTGCTGAATATCCGCTTGATCTCCCATCTCGCGGGTTGCCCCGCGGATGGTATCGTTGATACTGCCAAATTCCTCTGCAAGACTAGCAAGCTTAGTAAAGGAAAAGCAGATGCCGATTGCTCCAAGTGCTTTAGCTGCAAAGCCTTTTACTTCGCTGATAGCGCTTTTTGCGTCATCAACAGAGCTTTTATCGACCTTGAACAGAATTTGATTGACGAACTTCCCGATTACAGTTTCCTTCGCCGCCACTTATGTATCCCCCCTTCTGTCCTCTTGGCTTTTGGCGTACTCAATGTCCCGCTGCATCATAATCAGGTCGTAGAGTTTTAGCATTTCATCCAGATTATAAACATAGGTCAGTTCGTACATCGAAGCCACCCGCTCACGAATCAGGGTATACATAATCCATTCAAGGTTCGTTACTCTGTCGTTGTCGAACTCTCCGTACTGTTCGAGCTGCCCGCCCGGCGCACTTTGATAAGGCCTCCAAAGAGGGTGCTCGCATCTTTGAAAAAACCGCTGAAGTTTAAGCGAATGACCTCAGCGCAAAGATTGAGCATTCCGGCGAGGTACTGGCAGAAAATTTCATCAAAATCATCCTCGCCCATGACCTCATAAGTGTTTTTCTCAGGATCCAAAACACGGATGTTGCTGTGATCCAGCAGGAGCTCACTCACCAGTTTGCTCAATGCGTTGCCATTGATGCGGGCAAGCGCCTTGACCAGCGAGTCTTTGTCCATGTCCATCCCGTCAAACATTTCCATGTTGACAGCATCCTTATCGTCGCTAGCAACCGACACGGTGCCCAGAATCGGCAGGATGATAGATGCAACATCGCCAAAAATGTAGGTGGCATCCTTGGCACCGAATGGACGAACCTTGAACTGGTATTCGCCAACCGTGATGTCGCGCATCTCCATGCGTTTCATTTTCATATCAGGTTTTCTCCTTTCAGTTCTTCGGTTCCATCTTGCCAACAGCCCGCAGTGTCCACTCCTGACTCTGGCCGGTCTTACCGTAAGCGCACGGGGCAGGCTTGGAAACCCATGCCTTGGACGCCGTGAAATCCGGGTTAGAGCCCAGATCCTTGATCTGCATATTGAAAAGGCCGCTGCCCGGGATCCGCTTGTTATTGTTGTACTGCTTCAGCAGCCAGTTGTTTGTTTTGGAGCCGTACTGCAGGACCAGCTTGATTTCATAACGAGGATCATCCGGAATCGAAATGACCACTTCGCCATCTGCACCGGCTTCATCCGTCACGCCATCACCCTGCGGAGTAATGGTAATAAAGCCATCCTCCGTAAAACCAGACGCGATGTGAATGCCCATGGTGCACAGAACGTTTTTCGGGGAGTAAACGGTTACATCTCCACGCATTTAGCGGTTCTCCTTTCTTAGTAATTCAGTGTGCCGCCAATTTTCGCGGCGATCAGGGCACCTGCCAGCTGTGCTGTCCATGTCACACCGGTAAGACGGCGGCTCTTACGAGTTGCGGCATCCAAATCGGCCGCGCGCGGCACGGTGACGGTATATGCACGAGACGCTTCTCCATCATCGGAAGAAGCATCCTGCACAATGCCACCAGCACGCACGCCCTCTTCCAGCGCATCAATGACAGCGTTCTGCACCAGCGCAATGCCCTGATCGGTATAAGGCACTTTGGGCAAGCCCAGAAGCAGGTTCAGCACCTTGGACTGAATTTCGGTCTTCAGCCAGTCACGGAAACGAATGGTGTCGATCCACTCGCCGCCGCTCACCTTGCCACCTTGCACCATGGCTTTGCTGCCAACAGTTGTGTAATACGAGATATTGCGTGTTTCCAGACTTGCAATATCCGTGGTGGACAGTCCCTGTGCAGACACCATGGAAAGGGACTTAAAGCACCACTGCTCACTGCCCGGGTCATAGGAGAGGAACCGCGAGGCGTAAGCACAGTTCACGCAGTCGTTCTCGGCGGTAGCGTGAATGACGGCAGTGCGAAGCATTGCATCCGATACCGGAGAGGACGAAATGCCGGTTGTTTCGCAGATACACAGCTTTTCATTGGCTTCTGTCCAGTCGGCAATGCTCTGGTAGAAGTCCTCCTTGATGCCCGCCGGGCAGATGCAGTACCAGCCCGGCATACCGATGGCTCGGTCAAGAGTCACATCCACCTTTTCGGTGGAGCCGCTGGACAGCTTCTGCACCGCGATCATTACCGCGGGCGGCTTTGGGGACTGCCCAAACACCTTGCTGGCACCAATGTACACAGGGTCGTCCGCTGCGAATCCGGCGCTCTTGAGGTCCTGCAAGCTCGCATAACCGGCAACATCAGGTGTAACGCGACCGCCGGGGGCTTTAGGCAGAGGGCCGACAATGAGGATGGTGTCATAACCACCATCAATGGACATCGCTTCGGAGATCTGGATATTGACCTCAACGATTTTGTCGATATTCATGTGGTCTCGCTCCTTTACTCATTTCGGATTTCTTTTTTGACTTCGACTTCGTCAAACCATCCGGCTTCCATGTCTGCAACTTTTTTGGATGCTGCACTGGCATGGTCTTCCGAATACTCGCCGTCAATCGGAGCCAAGGCGGCGTACTCCTTAGTACGCTGCACAAAATCCACATAAAAAGAACAGCGCGCCCTCTCTACGCCGGGCGCGCTGTTATGGATCGGTTCAGGTGACCCTTCCGTGCATACCGTGATATTCATGGCGCGCATTTTGTCACCTGCGTATTGGCTATCAAAGAACTGAATAGCTTGTTCAAGGTCGTCCACGACCGTTGACAAACTAACTTTTTTCACCCCGGCAGCGTGCTCCGTCTTGCTCTCGGTGACCAGTTCAGCAGAAAACGGAATGCGCTTGCATTTTTCCTGCCAAAGAATCCCGTTCTTGACGTACTCAAACGAGTTCACCGGCTCGATGCGTTCAAAGTCAAGAACGACATACGGAAGCGGTGGACGAACGGAATTGGGATAGCTGTAAATCACTGTGCAATGGGGGTACAGTTCCACAAACATGAGCCGAACCGCCTCGCGGCACTCAGCTGGTGTCATTGGCGTTCTCCCCTTTCTCGCCCTCAACAGCTTCAAACTCTGATATCCAGTGCTTCAGGATGGTGTTTCCCCAGTAGATGGACGATTTGCAGGCGTACCACTGCCCCATGTAAAGCAGACGATCTCCCGTTGTCTGTTTATCCGGTTCCGTAGGAAGAAGCTGGACATCGCTATACACAGTCAGAACGCCGGTCGTAGAGCGGCCGGAAGCATCATCTTGATTGCGGCGCGTTTTGGCCTGCACATCAAGTGGAAGTTGCATATCCGAGTAAGTTGTTTCGGACGTACCACTATCCCAGCTGGTACCCTTGTAGCGGCGCACGGTGTACATCTGCTTAAAGATGTTCATTTCTTTCCTTTCTTGATAACGTACTGGCAATTCTGACGCAAGGCACCTGTATCAATCAGGGGCTTCGTGGAACTCTTCCCTTTAATATGCACAGGCACCGGGCCTTTCTTGCCATATTCGTTCATCATCCAGCCGCCCTCGATGGTGATGGGCGCATTGGGTGCCCATTCCTCATCTTTGATTGCATCCTGAATCATAGACTTCGCCTGCGAACCAATCGCATTGACAACTGAATCGGCTGTTTCCAATGAGGACAGAGCCTGCTGCGAAAACTCTGCCAGTTCTTCCGAGTGCTTTTTGATGGTGTCCATAAAAGGACGGGCAGGAATCATCACCGAACCGTCTTTGTGGAGGGTTCCGTAGTGGTTCCAGTAGGCGACCTCGGCCAGCGATGTTTCATCGTCAGCCGCCTTTTGGTCTGCCTGATACCCAACCTCTATGGTCACATTGGACAGTTCGTTCAGGCGTTCCATCGCTGCTCTTCCCTCTGGCGTCAGATCAAGGCCGATGTCATTGGCTATCGCCATGGGCAGGCCTCCTTATCGAATCATGATAGGCACGATATGCCGGTTCCGAATCGAAATAAACTGCAGGCCGTAGGAAGTAAGCTGGTATTCAGCATCTCCGGTGGTCCCGGCAGTGCTAGTGGCAAAGGAAATGCTCACGCCACCTTCGGAAACGCTAGCTAAGCGACCAGTGTTTGCGATAGTTCCGAGAGAACTGTCACCATTGCCAGCCATTTTCATAGCATGGCAGACCAGCAACGCCACCGCCAGATTGTAATCTGCGCCGAACTTCTTTTTGGAAATGACCGGCGCTTGCAGGTCGATCCAAAAAGAAATGTCCTCGTCCGAAGCGGATTTGAACTCGGTGCCAACCTTCTTTACAATTTTGGTAATGGCGGTTACGTCAGGAGAATCCATCAAGATTCACCGCCCGCAGGAGCATCGGCAGGAGCGTCAGCTTCGGAATCGGCCTTTGCGTTCTTTCCGCGCGCCTTTTTCTCCTGAACCTCCTGAAGCAGGCCCATGCTGATGTAAAATGCCATTGCATCATCATAGGTTGCATCGACCTGCGCAGTTTCGCCGGGGAGCAGAGAGATGGAGCCGATGCAGATGGGCTTTACCGAAATGTTTTTGACCTTCATAGTCGGTTTCTCCTTTCTTACAGACCGTAGACCAGGCAAGCAGACAGCGGATAAGGAATCATCATGCCTGCATCGCGGCCCTCGCAGTTGATAACGATTTCCAGATTGCGATCCTGCGGCGCGTGCTGGAGGAAAGCCATGGGAACCTCGTGGGACATCTTGTCCGGGTCTTTGGTATACAGCAGGCCGATGTTCTTGCCGGTGCTGTTATAGTCCTTGTTGCCCTTGGACAGTTCGCCGGCAACTTCCCAGTTCTTAATCTGGGGAGTGTGATCCTTGATGTAGGACAGAACAGATTCGCCGGTTCCATCGATGCGGCGCAGGTTCAGGCTGGTGTACAGGTCGTTGGGCATGACCCAGCTGTCCGGGTGCTCCACATTCTGGGTCAGGGTGTCGATGTAGTTCAGGATGCCGGCAATGTCGGCCGCAATCTCGTCTGCGGTCTTGGATGCCCAGTCGGCCTTACCGGCTGCGCCGTTCTGCAGTGTATAGATGGGGATATTATTGCCAGAGGACAGAACGCCGATGATGCCCGTCTTTTCGTCGCCGTGCCAAATCAGGTGATTCACCTTGACATCGTACACCCGGCGGGCCGCTTCAGCACGCGCAGAGTCCAGAGACTTCATAATACCCAGCACCGCATTGCGGCGGCAGGCACGCAGTTCCTGCACGTTGTAGCCGTAGCTGTCGCCGATGTTGACAATTTCCGCACGATGGGGAGTGCCCTTCACATCGACACGGGGCAGGTCGCTGGCGTAGTTGGCGATAACATCAGCAAAGCCAACCGGCTCATAGCTGTAGTATTCGATATACGCAGCTCCCTCATCGGTTTCGCTGGTCTGAGGGAAGATCTTCAGGCCGGACAGTTCCGGGAAGTCCTTATCGTACGCCTTGGTCTTGACATGCGCCAGCTGCTTGGCGAAGAAGATGCCTGCATTGTCGGCTCCATCCAGACGAATCTTCGTGCCGGGGAACGGGTTCTTATATGCCTGGTTAATCAGGGAGGCACACTTGCCGTTCAAGGCAAGGCGGTCTTCCTCGCTGTAACCGTTGGCGGGGTCGAAAGGATTGTACTTAGCCATATTGAACCTCCTTAGATCTGCTCTGCGAACTGGGCGGGTGCAATGCCGTTCTGGGCCGCACCGATGAAGCGGGCCTTGACCGCCAGATTGGTGCCCTTGGTCGGGGTGAACTTGCCTGCATCGTCGCCGGTAATCACAAGATAAACCGGCTGACCATAAGCAGGTTCCGCCTGATCGGCCAGCTGCACCCACATCTTGCCGGTCTGGCAGACATCCAGAATCTGGCCTTTGCGCAGGAGCACAGCACCATCATCGTCCATCTCCGTATTGGCGCTGTACATCACAACGCCCTCGAACTTCTCGGTGGTCGCGCCGGTTGCGGGAAGGGTGATGTCCTTGCCGGGCTCCGCACCCTGCACAACGCCGCAGCCAAAGAACAGCTTGCCGTCCTCTGCGCTGTTCCGGCGGGTGACTGCATCGTAATTCGCACGGTCATAAAGCAGGCCGGGCATACCGCGGCTAGGCTCGCCGTAGTTCATCTGTACTGCCATATTGCTCATAGCTTAGTCCTCCTTCTCGCCAGCATGACGCTGGATCATACGATCGCGGGCCTCGTCAGGGTTGTTCTTCTTGCCCACATTGCGGACTGCCGCATTTGCGGAATCAGCATTGAACACCTGACGACGCTGGTCTGCCACAGTCTTGCGACCATTGATTTTGCCCTTTGCGATATCAAAAGCCGCGTTGATGTAGGCTTTGCTCTTGCCATCCAGACGCATACCCGGAATAACGGCATGAACGACCTTTTTCTTTGCCTGCATTACCGGCATGGATTCCATGCCATCCAGATGCAGCTTATCGCCCAGCCGACACAGTTCCACACGCTGGCTGACCTGCGCGGCAATGGATGCGGCGCTGTCATGGTTCAGCTGGTTGCTGGAATCGTCCGAGGTATCATCCTCATCTTCGGTAGGCTTGGTGTCGTCCTCTGCAGCATCAGCGCGGGCATTTGCGGCATCCAGCATAGACAGCAGGGTGTTGATGTCCGCCTTGGCCGGGCCATCTTCCATAGCATCACGGCGGGCGGTAATGTCTGCCAGCACGTCCGGCTTCGCAGGGTCGTCACCTTCGCCCTCGTCCTTGGTGGGCTTATCAGTGGTGTCACCAGCCGCCGGATCGTTTTCATCGTCAGCGGTAGCACCGTTGGTGGCCGCGATATAGGCTTTGAGTGCTGCTTCAAGGCCTGCCGGGTCAAGGGCAGGAGCCGCCGCAGGAGCACTGGGAGCCTCGCCATCATCGGCAGTGGGCTTTGTGGTTTCCACAGTAGTATCATCGTCCTGCGTGGGGTTGTTCATCTTCTCGTTCTCGTCCATAGGGGGTGTACCTCCATTGTTATCTTGGCTGTCCATGTTCAAGTGTGCATCATCACCTGCGCGGGCGACAGCGACCAGCGCAAGGTGATTCACACGGATATTGGTCTGGATTGCATCATACGGCTCTCCATTCCATTCTCCGGGTTCCATGATAAGATCCTGATAGTACCCGACAGACAGTTCCCGCAGACCCGATGCCTTTACGGCATCAGGATCATCAATTACGATTCTTGCTCGGACGGTTTCTCCGTCCTGCTGTCCGGGGGTCAGGATTGTGCCCACTCTCTCCCGGCGGGCATTGTCCTTGTTGATTACCCGCGCATCGTGGGTTATGATGATGGGCTTTCCCTCATAGCTTGCAAGGCTTTCCGGGTCAAACACATCTTCCGGTCTACGCAATTCTCGACGCTCCGAGCCATCTTCCAGCGTGTACTTAAAGATGCCCGTGCGGGTCAGAATGGGGTTATCATAAAAATATCCCTCGGCGCTGTAATGCTCATCGACAGGTACACTGTCGGTTCGCATTTCGCTCCGAAGGACTAGCGGCGGGGTATTCTGTTTCATTGTTTTTTCTCCTTAAAGGCTACAGAATTCAGCCTATCGAAGTTAAAGACAGGTTTTGCAACACAGCGGCACTGGTAGTCCTCTCCGGGATTGCAATGCCGCCCGCTGTACACTTTGCCGTGCTTTGTCATGTACCACATGGCCGGCGGGTCATCATAACGGAATTTCTGACCGTCAAGTTCACGGTGGCATTCGCGCACACGTTCATCACCTGACGAGCTCCAGATATATTCCTCCACCCCAGCGGATTCCTGCCTTGTGCGGGTCAGATTCGCGCTCAGGGTGCCCACCTGGTCACGCGCAAGAAGATTCGCTTTTGACTTGGTCACATCAAACCGGCGTTGAATTTCATTGGAAATCGCCGCCGGGGTGCGGCCTTTTGCAAAACCCTCAATAATGACGTTCTCCATATCATCGAAGCAGTCGCTTTCAATGCTGGTAATGAAGCTGACATTTTGCTCAACCCATCTTTTAAGCATCAGGTCGTATCTTTCGCCGAGAAAGAAATCATCATGGATATCCACTCCCAGCGTGGCGCGCACGCTGCGCTGCCATTCTTTAAGTTGCCGCCGGTCGGTGTAGTCAGCACACCGGCGAACATCCCGTTCCAACGGATCGGTTTTCAGCCGCCGACTGAGCCGGTCACGCATAATGCGGAACCTGTTCTGGATGCGGCGAACCATGTCGCTGTATCCATCATGTCTGATGCTGTCGGAGCCGGTTTTTTGTTCTTCCGCAACGATAGCAAGGATTTCAGGCATAGATTCTCGCACAACCTTCTGCAGTTCTTTCAACCGCCGATTTTCAATTGCGCGCATCTTGCTTTCTGCCCACTGCGGATACTCCGGCTCGATCTTTGATTTTTTCGTCATTGAAGAGCGCCCGGTCATGCCAGGCCCATTATTCTTCACAGGCATATCCACCTCTTTATCTTTCTGGGAACCATCTTCCCTTTGCAGGCATCAAAAAGACCCTGCATCTCCACCTTGATGCAGGGTCTTTGTTCTTATGGCATGCAGCACTTGAATTTTGACCTTTTGCTTACAGCGCGCATCCGTCCAAGCGCGAAGCGGAAGGAACGCGGTTTATGGCTCCGCGCTGGCTCTGTCATGGAGCAGGCCAGAACACTTCGCAGCGGTCTGTTGGGAGCAGGGTCAGTGCCCCCTCATGCCATCGAGGTGCCGATTACGGTGTACGGCGGGTGGTGCTGGGGGTGGGGATCGAACCCACAGCCTGACGTTTACAAGTCGCCTGCTCTATCCTATTGAGCTACACCAGCATAAAAGTCGAGGGTACCGGGCTCGAACCGGCGGTCTGGGAGTCAAAGGCCCATGCCTTATCCAACTTGGCCAACCCTCGATATGGAGCAGTCAACGGGGCTTGAACCCGCGGCATCCTGCTTGGAGGGCAGGCGCTCTACCAACTGAGCTATGACTGCAAACAAAAAGAGCCTTTGCGAGGGACGCTTTCACGTCACCTGCAAAGGCTCTCAATGCCAATATTTTAGTCAAACACCTTTTTGCCTTCGGCAAACTTCTTTTTAGCTTCGTTCAAGCTGATGCGGTTATAACCGCCGCGATAATCAGGATCCGCTCTCTGTACGCCATCATTCACCCAGCCGCACACAGGGCATTCCTCAAAATCGTTGTCTTCATCAAAGCTATGCTGCCCACATACCGGGCAGATGATTTTCTCAGTCATCTTCGATTCCTTCCAATTCAAGCTGACGTTTATAGTAATCTTCCCCATCGTCAGGCTTGAACATCGTCCTTACACCCTTCTCTGGGGAACCTTTTGCAAAGTCATTTTTCTTCGTGTCATACCGGCACACAAGGCCCTCTTTTGTCTTGTAGCCTTTTATGCCGTTTCCGCACGAGCTTTCCAAAAGTTGAACCGCCCGTTTTTCGTACTGTTCCTTTGTCGTAATGCCATCGGGAGCGTACTCAGCGGCGTGGGTTCTGCCATTCTGCCAGTGGTTGTTCAGCTTCTGCTTGTTGGGGAATCCTTTCACCTTGAAAGTGTTCGCGCCTTTTGCCGAAACTGCGTTAGAATTTATTTTAGCATGACTTCGAGAATCATTCAAGTCTTTTGATGAATTTTCCTTGCTCGATGCATCTTTTGATGATGTAGAGCCGCCAGAATTGGAGAACTTTCCATCTTCATCGCGGTTGTGCTTGCTCTCGTCAAAATCATCCAACGTAATGCCCAGCTGGTCAAGGTACTCTTTCACGCTTCTGAGAAACGGTTCAAACACCAGCCCACCGGGCACGTCCTGTTTCAAAATCTGTTCAGGGGGCATCCATGTTGCCGTGAACATCTCCTTTTGGTCGCACCGAGGAACGCCATCGAAGCCATTGACGAGATAGATCTGAACGGGAAGCACCTCATCCGGCTTGCCCTTGCAGTTACCGAGATAGGTAATGTCCCCTACGTCAATATTGAACTCTTCCTTTGCTTCCCGGCGGAATGCCACACTCGGCGTTTCCCCGGGTTCAATATGACCGCCGGGGCCGCACCAGCCTTGCCCATCGGAGCGTTGGCCGCAGAGGATTTTTCCATCATTCAGAACGAAGCCGGCAACGTAACCGCAGTCACCTTCATCCGTGACGATGTTCTTTTTATACCGGTCAAAATCTCCAGTAGTGAAAATCTTATTCTGAGGATTCCCAGCTGCAGCCATCCCCCAATCCTGATTGACATCCACTTCCGTGATGATGTTTTCAGGGTCAAACTGTTCATCTTGTGCCAGAGACCGGCGAACCTCGTCGGTTTCCAAGATGCCAGCAGTAACGTATGTGGAAGCCGTCTGTGCTCTGGTAAGTTGGGCTGCAGCATTCGCCTGATCCTGCGTAGCCTTTTCATCGTCAGACAAGCTCCAAGCGCTCTTGTAGGTAATGGTATACTCTGGCACCTCATTGATTTCACCGTTCCACGCCATTCCGCGCAGAATCAGTTCGACCAGCGTGCGGGTGTTGTCCCGGAGGTCACCGGACTGGATGCCGGACACGGCCTCCTTATAGTTTTCCATATCCCCTTCACCCGTGGCATTTTCACCAGCCGGGGAGCGTCCAAAGAGCCTTGTCTGCGGAATATGGCTCACAGCGGACAGCATAGCACAGGCATTGTCCAGAATGTCCTTGACTCCCGCCACGGACAGGGATTGAATGCCAACATCCTCGCCATCTGCATCAATGAAGACCATGTTCAACAGATTACGAGCAAGGTCAAGCATTTCCATACGCTGAAGAACCGTATCGTCACCGTCTACCGTAGACAGGACGTTTGCGAGGTTCTTCATTTTGTATGTCACCATTGACAGCCGTTCCAGCAGGCGAATGGAGTAGCCCGGACCGATGCAGGCATTGCGAAGTTCTTCGCGGATGTGCATATACTCCGGGATGCCCCATGTGCGGTAGAGATTTGACATCGTGGAGCCTTCGGGGATTTCTCCGTTGTGAAACACTAAGCATCGCGAGGAATGCACTACATAGCTGCCGTACACGCTGTTTATCTGATAAAACTCCGGGATGCCAGTTCCGCCCTTGCGATAATCTTCATCTGCCGGATTGTTTTCGTAGCCGTTGATCCACAGCGGAAATACCTCATTCCGTCCGTAAACCAGCAGTTCTTCCACGCCATGAACATCCCGCCAGTTCAGAGGATCCTGAAGAAGTCTACCATCATCCACCAGCATAACAACAGCAGAGCCGCCAAACAGCCGTGCCCATTTTAGCGCTTTCGCGAGTTTGCTTTGGTAATGGATGGTCTGCAGATGGTCGTCAAGACGCTTCTGCAAATCCTTATCCTTGATGCCAAGGTCGATACCGTTCTTGGTGGCATCGTCTGCCGGGGCATCAATGATGGTCGAGAATAGCCCGTTTCCTGCATAAAGGTCGGCCAATTCCGCATCCGTCACAGCTGCACCGGTTGCCCACTGGTAATACTCGGTGCTGTCGTGCTGGGTACCGTACTTATTCAGAACGTTGTAATAGCCGTCGAGGCGAAGCTGCGTTTTGATTTTTCCGGGGATAACTCTTTTCACCTTTTTCTCCTTTCCGGCTATCATATCAGACTGCGTACATCAAAGATGCCGCCCTCGTATAGCGCAAGGGCTACCGCATCAGCGCGGTCAGGGCTGGTCAGGCCACGCTTCTTCAAGGCATCCTTGCTTTCAAGTTTCAACTTTGCAGGAGCACCACTAAAGATATATTTACGGGTGGTAAGCTGCCCTATCAGGGTTGAATCGTTTGGGATGTGCAGGGTGCCCGCCGTGGCCATATCCCGTAGGACCGCCCACATCCACGTTGCGATATCTGCATAGCGCCCGGCGGCTTCCTTGTCTGGCACAGCGCTGGAGAAGTTTACCGGCACGACCATCAGCCTGGTTAGCTTCTGCCGAATCTTTTCTCGGTTGAGTATGTCGGTCACGCCTCCACCAACGCCGGTATCATCAATGACCGCATAAATAAGACCGCGGTACTGCGGATACGCTGCACGCAGGGTTTTATATATCGCAATGATATCGTCTGCCGTAGCGTACAGGTCTTGACCGTGGCGTGTGACCAGCTTTTGGATATCTCCATCAATGTTCTGTGCAATGGCCGTATCATCGTTGCCAAAGCGGGCAACGTCACACCCGATGGCGATCCTGACTGGAGCACAATGTTCCAGAGGTTCAGTATTGACAGCCTTTGTGGCGAGTGCCATCGGAATAAAGACATCGTCCTCATTCTCCGGGAACTCTCCGTCAACACGGACACGGACTACATTGCTGTTCTTGCCGAACTTCCGCTCCAAGTCAGCGATATTCTGCTTATTCGTGCGGGGGCTGTCCCTGCTGGACACCTTCATGCAGTAGTAGGACTGGGCGTCCACGGTATGCGAATCGTGGAATGTGCCAGTGTTCTGCGTTGGGTTTCCGCACATCAGTAAGCGGTTGTTATCGCCGGAAAGCGTGCCCTGTATAGCCTCCATGATGGGGTCAGCAACACCAGATGCCTCGTCTATCACAAAAAACATATTGTCTTCGTGGAAGCCCTGCATATTCTCCGGCTTGGTGGCTGTGCGAGCCACGGCGAACCAGCGTTTCTCATGTCCTCTCATGTAAACACGAGTCTTTGTCCACACAAGCATAGCCTGCAAGACGGGGCTGCGTTCCTGCCACTTGGCAATCTCAGCCCAGAGGACATCGTTTAACTGCTGGCGGGTCGGAGCCGTGCACACCACGCGCGGATACGGGAAACAGGACAGAAACCAAAGGACTAGGTTCGCTTCAAAAGCAGTCTTGCCAACGCCCTGTCCTGAGCGAATCGAAACCTTGCGGTGTTGTGCAATAGCTGTGGCGGCTTCTTTTTGCCACGGATCAGGCTTGAAGTCAGTGACCTCTTTGAAGAACAAGCAAGGGTCTTTACGGTACAGCGGGATCCGCTTGGCAAAGACTTCACGTTGTCTCAGTGCCATCGTCCGCATCCTCCACTTCCGTGTCTGCCGCCTCGACCGCCGCGACCCAATCGTCTACCAGCTCATTCTTGCCGCTGTTGCTCATTCTGCGTAGGTCGGCAAGCTGTTGTATCACCTTGGACTTCTGGCGCTGTACATCGGTCAATAGCCGCTCTAAGCGTTCCACGATAAGGTAGCTTGATTCGACGGTGGTTGATGTTTCCACGGTGGTGCCGGGGAGCCTTTCTTCCCGATCGACTTTAGCATCTATCCGCTCAATGTAAGCCTCCTTGTCGCGGGCTTCTTTTTCCTTGTCCTCGTCCAAGCGAGTAAACAATCTGCCAGACTTGGAGGTATGCACCGACTGAATGTGCTGTTTTTTCTCTTGAACAGCGGAAATACGTTGAAGTAGAAAAGCTTCCCGGGCGGTCAGCAGTTGGAGCTCCTGTATCAACAGGTCTTCTGCATCAACGTCTTTCGTGCAGTCCTGAATGGCTTTTTGGTTTTCCTCTGAAAAAGAACCAAACATCACCGCAGACCAGCCACCGTGTTTCAAGGCATTCTGGTTACCCGGCGGCGCGCCTCCATGGTTGCCAACTGCATTGACATTACCCAGCGGTGCGCCCGACTTTGGCTTGCCATCCTGCGGAGCTTTCTGGGTGCACTTGGAAGATGCACCCTTGGGGTGCGGCGGGGTGCGTTTCTTGGGTGCACCCTTTTGTGCATCCCAATAGCGCTTCTTCCACGATTTCACAGTGTTCAGCGATACGCCCAGCTTCTTTGCGATTTCGGTGCATCCCATCCCTTTCTTATAAAGGGTGAACGCCTTATCTCGCGTTTCCATCTACATCGCCACCACTATCCTTCTTCATTTTCTGTCCCGGTATCTGCCCGGGCTGTTGTGTTGTTCCAAAGAAAAAGCGCCGGCCCTTTGCAGAGCCAGCGCCGCGCCCCTCTCACACCACCTTTGCGAGAGCGGTTTTGGAGATCATTAAATTTCCCAGTTCCACGGCCAGGAATGTGCCCACGAACAGGCCAGCGCTTGTCAACCAGAACGGCGCGCCGACCATCACAGACAGTTCCGCACCGATGAAGAGAGCCACGGACAGGGAGAGGATGACTGCTTTCCACAGAATCCCCAGCCTTTTCCACGGCCCCCAGACCACCAGTGCGTATGCAGTCCCCTCAGCCAGCAGGCCAAAGAGCACATCGACCGGGCCGAAAGGACTCGTTGCATTTGCGATTGCAATCCCCAGCAGAACCGCCGGGGCGTACCGCTTATCCTTGAACGGGAGAGCGCACAGCATATTGGCCACCCGGAACTGGATAACTCCCCATGACAGCGGGTTCAGGGTGGTTAATGCGACATATAGAGCCGCGACAACTGCGGTCTGGCATAGGGCTTTGGTGTTTCTCATATCCCCTGCCCCCCTCATACCATAACGACCACATTGCCATGGGATGCGTCGTTCACCGCAGATTCGACCATGATCCAACTGGGGTGCACGTCCTCAACAAGCTTCTTCTTCAGCTTGCTGGCTGCTTCCTCGATGACCAGATTTTCACCTTCCAGACATTCACGGATGAACTTGTCGATTTCGCAGTAGTCCGGGATAATCTCTGCCGGCTCCATGGTCACAGTAAATTCATTGGTGTAGTCTGTCTTTCCGATGGGGCAGAAGCACCGGCATTTCTGCTTATAGACGATTTTACGCACGCCGTAGCGATTTTCAAACTTAGCCATTGTTTTCTTCTCCTTTCGGCTTCTGAACGATGAACAGGAGTTCTTTTGCTTCACGCGGGAACGGAATTGCCATAAAGGCTGTGAGGAATGCAGATGGGACATAGGCTTTCATACGGGTGTAGAAGTCCCGCAGCGCCGGTTCCTGCTTGGAATAGAACTCGTCCATCTCCCGGACGCTGGTGACCAGTCCCACCTCCTGCACAATGCTGAATCCGATTTCGGCCAGCTTGGCTTTCAGTTCATCGTAGCCCCACTCATAGACATGTGCGCGATACTGGGTCTGATACCCATTGCCCGGGGTGTTCGGGCAGGAGAGAAACATCTTTGCACCCGGCTTCATCACCTTGTAGCATTCTGCAAGGCTTTTTGCGCCGTCCGTAGGGTGCATATGCTCAATGGCAGAGGTGTAAATCACAAAATCGGCAAACCCCGCCGGGATGACTTTCGACATCTCAGCAACGTTGCCCAGCTTCCAACCCACCCGGAACGGGTAGTAGGAAGTCAGATCTTTAGGTTCAAGGTTCTTTGCGGTTGCGCCGCGCATAGCCTCTTTGATGTTCGCTTTACTGATGTCTACGCCGGTATAGGATGCAATATCCTTTGCGTAGTAGCGCAGCAGCGGGAGCATCAGAGAGCGGCCGCAGCACACATCCAGCACGTTCATGCCCTTTTTCGCCATGTGGGCGGCGGCAAGGTGCTGGATATAGTTCATTACGTCCAGATTGGTGAAGAAACCGTCTCTGAACTGCATATAAAAATTCCGCATCTGGTAGGTGGTGCAGAGAATTTTTTCTCTGTCCATGCCATCCTCAACGCGGTATACGATATCTTTATCCACGCCATTTTCCTTTCGTATCAAGGTACTTCTGGTATTTGATCCACTCTTTCAGCGCATACTCTCGGCGAATCCGGTAGTCTGCGCCTATCATGCCCTTCGGGGGTCTGACCACAACCATTTCTGAACCGTTGAAGTAGGACAAGCCGCCAAAATTGACCTGTGTAGTCCATGTGGTGCTGTCCACGCTATAAAAGCCAAAGTCAACCGCGTCCTTTTTGGTGTAGCCCAGACCGTGCACCCGCACCCCGCAGGCGTTCGCATACTGCACCAGCCGTTTGATGTAGCCGTACTCGCTGGGCTGAATGTGCTTGATTGCGAAGCCACCGATGCCGATATAGGGATAGTCCCTGCACAGGCTTTTAAATTCGTCAAGGCCGCGGGAGCGATGCCAGACTGGAATGCTCTGCTTGCCCGTCTCAGCTTCAAGGCGGGCTCTCATGCGCTTTACGGCATCATAGCCTACGATGATATCTACGTCCAACTCGAAGAAGTGCTGCACATCGTGGCGGTTGATGAAGTCGATATACCTGCTTAGGTACCCGTCCCAATCCACCGGCTTTGACGAAGCCTCTACCCCGTGCATAAACGTGAATGCCCCGCTGTCGAGCAGAAACATTTTCCATTTTGGCATTTCCTCGACCTGCCACGGCTTGATATAGAAAAAGCTCTCCAGAACGTACTCCGGCCTGTTTTCCCGCACAATCTTCTCCGACGGGAAGGTTCCCGCCAAACACAGCCTCATGTTTCAAACCATTCTCCGCAGTGCGGGCATTGGATAAGCTTAGAGCCGCTCTGTTGCGCCGTAGCGGGCTGAAAGGGTGCAGGCTGTCCAGATTGCTGGCTTTCGGGGCCCGGGTTTGTATCGGCCGCTTTGGGCGGCTGTTGGACAGGCTCTGTGAAGAACTCCTCAAAATCGGAATCGTCCACATCCCGGAGCAGGCCATCAAGTTCCACTTCACTGAAGCCGGTGCTGCTCAGATCCACATCCAGCGCCTGCAGTGCATCCATTTCGGCGCGGAGCACATCATCATTCCAAGAGGATGCCTCTGCCACCTTGTTGTCTGCAATGCGGTATGCCTTAATCTGCGCGTCCGTCAGGTCATCGACCCGGATGCAGGGCACTTTGTCCATGCCCAGCCGTTTTGCGGCCTCATAGCGGGTGTGTCCGGCAATGATCGTGCCTTTTCCATCAATCAAGATGGGCACCCGGAATCCAAATTCCTTGATGCTCTGGGCTACCGGACCAACAGCCGCTTCGTTGTTTCTGGGGTTGTTCTCATAGGGATGGATCTGCGAAATATCCTGATACACTACTTGCTGATTCATTTTTTCTCCCTTCTTTGCTTTCCCTGCTGGCGTGGCGGGACAAATTGGGGAGCGGCGGTATTTTTCCTCCTTTCCGGGCATAAAAATACCCGCCCGGTGGCGAAACCGGGCGGGCAATGCGCTATGATTAGAATTTTACGGTATCATTGTACCACTTTTGCTGTGACACGTCCATGACATCTTTTTGACATCGGACTAAGACATCTCCAAGGCATCAATGCCAAACATCAGCATCGAGATTTTATCCACCGCTGCATCATGGTCGCGGTAAACCTGCCGGGCGCTCACGTTTTCCTGCATCGCGATCTGCTCCACAGGCTTGGCGGTCTCGTCAATGTACATGGCCTTGATGATGCGCAGGCCCCGCTTCAGAGCTTCATTGTCGCTCTGGGCGCAGTAGGTTTCGTACAGGCCAAGCATTGCATCGATATGGCGAATCATGATTTTAGTGCGCCGGCAGCTGTTGCGGATGGATTCAACCGTAATGGCATTGTTCCGCTGGAGCATCATGTCCAGCAGTTCCAGTGCGGTTTCTTCCTCCCGACCATCATGTTCGCCAGCCTCGTCCGTATAGACCGCACCCGTGCAATGTTTTTTGAACATCCGGTAGTTCTTCAGGAGCAACTTCGTGTTCCGCAACCGGCGGTCACACCGGCCTGCGGCTTTACGAGCCTGCTCGGCCACAACTTCCTTTGCACCCTCGCGGGCAGCTTTGCGGGCAGTTTCTTCGATGAACGCCATCATATCTTCCGGGATAGTCATTTTGCGCATCCTCCTGTTCTACGTTGCCAAAATCCATCAATTTAGGTATAATAGAATTGCTTTTCTCGGGGGATTGCGCAAGCAGTCCTCTTTTTGTTTGCTCAAATTGCGCTCATGCGGTGGGAAATTTCGCTCTGGCTCAAAACAGCCAGCGGCACACGCTTGATGCCCCGCTCTGCCGCCATCTTCGCAGACACAGCACTCATCACACGAATCATATCTTCCACGTTCACTCCAGACGAATAGTACAGCTTTGGCGGGTGGCTCCCGCTCTGGATGTCGTTCACTTCAAGTTCTTCCTGCAAGGCCTGTTCCACACAGCGCTTCAGCCATTCCTCGGCGCAGTCCTCGCCGTCTGTCTTGACCCAGCCGATGTACTGTCGATAGCCGTCTATGGCTTCTTTCTTCAGCCGTGCAAGGCGCTCCTTGCCAAAGCCAAACGTCAGATGCGCCGTCGCGGCCATAACCAGCCATGCGATTTCGGCGCCATCGTCCTGCGCCATACGAAGCCGTTCTTCCCTATAATTACGCGGAGCGCGATTCTGTGGCAGACGCACCGTGAAATCACAGATTCCCCTTAAAACGTCCCGCATAGCTTCAGTGGCCTTCCTCCGATTCCCAGAGTCGATTTTACTTTTGTAGCGGGCTTGAAATGCCCGCATCTCATTACAAGCCCGGGTCAGGCGCGTGGCTCCAATGCCTTCTTTCTGATGCATAGCCACCACCATGCACCAAGTAAAGATCTGTGCGGCCTTGTCCTGCTCATCGACACACTGCTGGCGAATGTCCTTCATCTGTTTTGCCATCTCCAATCTTTGCATCCGAAAATTTTTGCCAGAATTTTTTTGTACTTACTGCAATCCCAGTAGTTCTTGCACCACCGACACTGACCATTGCACAGGAACGACAGATGTGCTTTCATGTGCCCTCCTTTGCATTTTTGACCTTCGGTCCAGCCATGTGGCTTACAGCCAAAGACCAACCTGCCATAGGCAATGCAGCCACAATCAGGATAATTCCGGCCGCATCCACGACCATCGGACTAAAGAAAATTTCACGAATCAGATTCATTTTTCGTTCCCTTTCCGCACGTCGATTGAAGCGCTTTCCTTTCCGTCCGCCGATTGAAGTACCTCACCGGTGAAACGCCGCGTTCATCGCAATCCTTGTTGTTGAAGCTGACGATTGCACCGCAGGTTCTCTTGTTGGTGCATCGAACGCACTTCATGCCTGTAACGCTTACAACCTCATAGGTCGGTGCACCGCAGAAAGGGCACTCCCGGCTCTTAGGTTCAATGTGTGCTTTCATTTTTCCGTTCCTCTTTGTTCCATTTTTTCAAGGGCGCATAGTATCCGCACATCACGCAACAGACAATTCTGCGATGCTGCCCTAACAGTACGACAAGTTTCGGCGTCGCGCTTCTAAACGGCTTGCCCCATGCCAAAAAGCCGCTCCCGCATTTAGGACATGGGAGAACCGTACCTGTTTTCTCCATCAGGATCCTCCCCTACGCACCGGCTTCTTGCCGTTCCCAGCAAACTTTTCAGGCCGTTCATCGCTCATGCCGCGGACCAGCACCCGTGCTCGTTGGTCATTCGGCATCTGGTAGGTGCAACCAGTCGCAATGTGAATATACAGGTCATTCAGCACAGCGCGGGCAATTTCTGCCGTTTCGTACTGGCCCAGACGATATACCGCACCGCCGCCCGTAGGAACCGCCTTGATTTCGTGTTCAGGGCTCACATACACGCTGGTGCACTGGGCAATGTTCGTGACAGAGTCCCATTTTTTGTTCATGACGTACATTCTGCATCCTCCACATAGCACCAACTTTGAGGCGGTCGGCTCAGCCTGTCAAGGTCAGTGCAGATACACCCGTCATTTTCAAAACTGCCGTTTTTATTTTTCATTTTATCAGCATTTTTGCAGTGCCATTTTCCATCTGCATCAGCATACCTTTTGGCGCACGGGCACATAAAGTCACGAATCGGCCTAGGCACATCGTAAATTTTTAGTTCCGTGATATGCCAACCGTAGCCGGGATGAATGCCGAGATATTCGGAAAGCTGTTCATCGGTCATGCAAGTGATAAGTTCTTCTCTCTTGGCGTTGCGTTCTTCATCGTTATTTTCCGGCAGGGTGTAAACCGGCAGATCCAGACTCGGAGCAGTGAAGTTAAACCCATTGCAGTCTCGGTCAATTTTATAAATTTCATCGCAGATAAACTCGCCGATAACTCTGCTATCCATCTTCTGCACTCCAGCCCTGCGCGATTTCATAATCCAGCCATCATGACCGGTGCAATAGATATACACTTTGAACGGCGCCTCCAGCTTCGGGCAAGTTCTACGCACCTCTACGGTCTTCATTCCAGCCCAAATCAGCTTGCACCAGTTTGGCCGGATGCTCAGTAAAACAGCTTTACTCACTTTGCACCTCCCCGCCGTCCAGGTCGCCTTTGAGCTGTTCGAGCTTTTCGAGCACGATCTGCTGTACCTCTTCAGGCTTGCCGACGATCTCAACGAGCTGCGCCAGCATGATGTAAACATCCGCGATTTCTTCCCTGACGCTCTCGTGGGCGACCTTGATCTTCGCACCGTTGCGGTAGTTGAAGGTTACGGCCCGCTGGAGATTGCAGATCGCCTTCGTGAGCTCTGACATTTCCTTGATCGCCATCTGGAGCTGAGGGGCGGTGCCGTACCGATTGATCGCCCGCCGGATGGTATTCAGGCCATAATCAGGAATGGCCGGGATGCCTGCATCCTCGTACCATTTGAGCTTTTCCCGCAGGGTCGCATAGGCCCACAAGATCGTGTAGTGCTCCGCAATCAGGCCATCGATGCTCTGCTTCGGGTCGTCGAAGAGGTGGTCGGTCAGGATTTCGGAGAACTCCATATCGTTGCAGTCTAGGTCGATGCTGCTGCCATGGCCCTTGACGAGCTGCCGCGCGTACTCGGTCAGCGCTATTTCAGGTTGCCGCAGCCATACCCAGCCGTCCTCGCTGACGTCAGTAAAGTTGAGGGCAGTCTGAAAATTGTTCCCCGGGTTGTCGGTCGTCAGCCTCGGAACACTCTTAATCTTTTGCTTATCCATTCTATATCTCCTCAAAAATCCCAGTCATCGGGGACATATAAACGGCACTCTCCATCCCCGTTGTCGCTGGTCGGTTTATCAAACGGGCAGCCCGGGCAACCATTTCCGGTCGCCAAACGGCAACGGCAAAACCCCATCAAATAACGGGCCATTTCCTCCGGACTCGTAATAGCATATTCAGGGTTGGTCTTCGCCTCCTCAGTTTCGAAGAAAAACTTAATCGGCTTTTCGTTTTCAATAATATTCCTGTAAGCTACGCCAATTTTATAAATATAGTTATCACGCAGCTTACGGGGAATCTCGGCAATATACCGGCGAAATGCTTCCAGGGAGTTTGCGCGCTTGTAGTGGTTGCACATCCGGCAGGCGGGCATAAGGTTTGAAATATCATCTGCCGCGCCATCTACTTCATCCCACACCCGCAACGGTCGGAAGTGATCTACTTGCATATCTTTGTAGGCAATCGCCCTGCCGCAATATGCGCAGCGACCTCCGTACTTCCGGTATACCGCCTCACGGGTTTTCTTATTGATTGCCATTCTGTGTCACTTCCTTCGGTGGCAAAGGCATCCAACCAACAACAGGCCGGTCAATCCGGTTGTTGTAAACCTCGTCCGGGTTGAAGTGGCGGTATTCCCACCAACCTTCCGGGATTCGATAGTCGTCCTGCTCCTCGTCGTATGTCCCCCAATCGGGAAGATTCTCCCAATTCCATTCGCTATCTTGTAAAAAAACGTTTCCGTCCTCATAGTGCGCCGTCGTTATTCCGTACCCGTCAATTTCGTTTCGGTACAGAATCAGCACTTCCGTCTCGACTTTCGGAGGATCCTTGTCGGGGTCGCGCCAGAAAGAAAGTAGCGCTCCTTCCTGTGCAACAGGAAGTTTCTTGACCTTTTCCCGCGCTACCCGGAGAGTCGCAGAAACAACATCATTCGCACTCGGCTTCTGAATCGTGTTATACTCCAGGCATTTCAATACGTCCTCACGGTTGATGTACTCATCCATTGTCTTTCTCCTCATAAATGTCGAGCTTCATGTCCAGTGTGTACGGGGTGTCCACCGCGACGTCTGCGTCCGGGTCAAACTGTACGTCTAAGCTCCCATCTTTCAGCGAAATGGTGAGCACACAGTTATTGAGCTTTGTCGTAAAGCTGTCACCATCGTTCAACTTCCCATGGTCAGCCGCGTACAGCTCCAGCGCCGCTTTAATCGCTGCGTTCGACTGTTCCATCAATCCCTTTTCATTCATCTGAAATCACCTTCATCTTCACCACATTGAATTTTTCATACTCCGGGTAGCAAGCTCTAGCCATCGCCTTAGCCCGTACAGCAGCACGCTTAATGCCCTTTTCATCGACAACAACGCACGGCAGGAGTGCAGAGCCACGTTTCCCGGATGCAGCGATAAGCATCTCATACTTTGCCATCGTCTCGTCCTTTCTCTGGTTTCGGCGGGTGCGCTTCGCTCTGGCGGTCTATATCACCATCCACGCAGCACGCCGCATAAATCAGAAGTGCAGCCATCACCGCCAGAACCACCAGCACAATCCAAAGCCACATTTTGCATCACCCTCCCAGAAGATTTTTCATCATATACCCGGCCATAGCCTGTGCATATGCCTGTTTAGGAACGTCCGCCGCACCATTCTCTTCCAGCAGCTCTTTGATGCTGTGTTCGCGTCCTGCGCCGTCAATGGCCCGAACCCTGGTACTGCCGCGATTGACCGTCACCGTTTTCTTATCGCGCGGGTGGATGCCGAACGGAAGCTGGAAACCTTTCTCAAACACCCAGAGGTGATAGCAGTCGCAGACGTCCACCAGCCGGTCCTGCGTTTGGAACACTTCGACGGCAACTCGCTTCTCGCCGAACAGGTCGTTTTTAATTTCCATCTTGACGGCCCACGGGATATCCCCGCTGCCGTCACTCCGGCCAACGCCCTCTGCCGCCGTAATCGTGACGTGTTCGACCTTGCCCCATTCCGTGCGGAGCAAACGAGACATCACGCTGTACTTCTGGTCTTCGCTGATCCATGCCCGATCCATCTCCCTCATCCAGCCGTGATAAGGTACTCCCAGCTCTTCAGCTGCCTGTTTCGGGGTAATTGTTTCAGTCCATTTCATTTTTTCTGCTCCTCTCCAGCTTCTTTCATCAGGTATGGCGTGTCGCTCATGTTTCCAACCACTTTTCCAATGTAGAGCAACGCCCGAAGACAGCACGGGTTGTAGTCGCGTGAGTTCTTGCCGGCAATCTTTGCGTAGAACCCGATATGGCCCACGCCATAGGCAATGTACTCACCAAACTCCACAGAGAAAATCCGCTCGTTGGGGCCGGTGGTTTTGATGATGTCGCCCTCAAAGACCATCGTTCCTTCCATGTCCTTTACGCCAGTGCTCATACCGATTGTAAATGGCTTGACCAGATGGGCGTATGCCGGCTCTTGCTCGGAGTTGATGTACCAGCCCTCACCCGGGCGGCTGTTCTTCACGCCCGGGGAGCGAATCAGGAACCCTTCATGCCAAGTGCCATCTGGGGACTGCCCGCGAAAAGTTCTATCCTGCATCATGCTTCACCCCTTACCTTAACGGGAAGCACCAGCGCTTCATACTGCGGTTCAATCAGCTTTACAGGGGACAGCGGCCCAACTACCCATGCGCTGACTTCGTCCTCTTCCATCGACTTCAAAGCCTCGCTCAGAAATTCAAGGTTGAAGCCGATTCGCAAGGGGTCTTCCAACTTTCCGCTAAAGGAAAACTCCTCATTCATTTGCGCGATCGTGCTGCGCATTGATGCTCTGCCGGTGCCGCCGGGCTCCAGGTCCATTACCAGAACGCTCTTTTCCTTTGCGTCTGCAGACCGGGCCAGCTTGACACGACCCAGAACGCCCAGCAGTTCTTTTCTGTCAAGCGCAATTCGGGTTCCTTCATTTCTCTGGGCCACAACCTTACCATAGTCCAGGAACGGTTCCGCAATCAGGCGGGACTTCACCTCGAAATTGCTGTCACTGAAAACAGCCTTTTTCCGGTCACGCACAATTTCCACGCTACCATCCATAGAAAGCGTATCAACTGCCTTTGCCGTGGCCGCAGGAAGCGTAAAGCGAAAATCACCATCAGCTGTGCAATTGATTCTGGCAATCGCCATCCGGTATCCATCCAGCGCACAGATTTCCAGCACATCCTCGCCTTTCCGAGAGAAGCACAGGCCACGGTGCGCAGGGTGTTTTTCGTCCTTCGACACCGCATAGAGGACTTTGGAGATTGCCCAGCTTAAATCGTTGGCCCCCACGATACACCGCTTTGCATCATTGCCCGGGCCAGAAAACTCCGGGTAGTTCTCTGCCAGCGTTGTGTTCAGGCGTGCCCTGGCCGTGCCGGATTTCACGGTAAGGATTCCTTTATCGGCCTCGATGCTGATTTCCGGTGCTACCGTGCCGCTGATAAAATCAACACCGCGCGGTGGAACCACCACATCCTGCTCAACCGGCTTGGACAGACCAGCACGGACGCTCAGTTCCAGATTGGTGGCGTATGCATTGGAGCCGCTCAACAGGATTCCTGCATCATCGGTGCCCACCGCCCGAACCTCCGGCACCGCCGTGCGCAACTTGGAAAACAGCGCTCCAAGTTCGCTTCGCTCAAACTTCATCTTCCTTTTCTCCTTTCTCAAAGTGCTTCATGCTGAATTTTCCATAGCATTCAGGGCACATATAAGCCACCCGCTCAGGGTTATCGCCACGCTTTCTGCGCAGGAGCAGGGCGTACATTTCCTTCATAGGCCGGTACTTGCCGCAAACGGTGCAATGTTCCCACAGCCGCTTTTTCTGTTCCACTGTCGGGATTTTCTGCAAAAATGCCGCAGGCTTTTCCCGGCGCATATTCTCAGCGCCCACTATGCTTTCCATGTTGCTCCGCATAAACACCGGCGTACCAGCTGCATCTGCCGATGTCAGAATGTCCTGTATCCATCCAGCCTTTGGAATAACCTTTTCGGCATTTTGGCCTGTTTCCGCTCCAATAACTGCCCATTTCAGCTTTCGGAACGTTTTTGTTGCATCGCCTTCAAACGGTCCGAGAAGAGGCTCTATGGCTACGAACGTATTATACTTTTCGTTTGCCCACACGCTGTCTGACGGAATCGTTGCGGTAGAGCCGTACCAGAAATTGTTTTTCTGTGGAAGTACCCCATGGTTTGCAAGGTTCTGATATCTCACCGGGTACTGCGTCAAGAAAATGTACTGGTGCTGGGGTGCCATTTCGGCCGCAGCGAATACCTGAAGAATCCAATCTTCCGGCACCCACGGACCAAACAAGTCGCCGTCCGTGCATACCATGATGGTTGAGCCCACTTTGACCTTTTGTGGCCAATCCATGCGATACTTATGTATCGTGGGCATAAATCCGGTTGGGTTGTTCAGAAAGCGGTTATTCGTGGTTTCCCATGGAGCGTCCAGCTCAAAGAGGTTTGCTCCGACCTGCTGAACCTTCGGACGTTCTGCAAGATTTCGTCTCCAGTCGCTGGCAAAGCGTAAAGCGCTCTTTTTTGCGTAGCAATATCGGCAGTCTTTCAGACATCCTGTTACAGGATTCCATGCGTAATCCGCCAATTCGTTTTTTGTTCTGTTCACCGATAGATCCTCCCCGACTGACTGTCGATCAGGACAATGCGCTCTGCAATCTCAAACCCTGCAGCATCTGCCACATACCGCAGAACGTGAATAAGATCATGCACCCGTTTCTCGTCCTTCTGGATATTATTTTCAGCACGCGCCCGGGTAGGGTCCGGCGCACCGCTGGGGTTGTGTCCTTTGCGGGTATCAGGCATTGCTATCCCCCTTGTCCAGAATCATATAGTACTCGTACTGGGTGCCCGGGTTGGCGTTTGGACGGCGGCGCACGATGTCAACCCGATATCCCGCTTTCAGGAGCAGCCGTCCCAACTCTAAGCGTTCATCTTCCGAGAGCCCTTTTGCCTTAGACGGTGCAAGGGAAAGTTCGATTTTAGCCAACACGCTTTTCCACCTCCATCAGGTCGTGCATCAGTTCGTCAACCAGCAGCTTACCGGCATTCGCGCCTGTGCGAATAATGTTTCCGTTTTCCTTTAACGCTGCAAACTCCTGTGCACGGATTTCTTTGGACTGCTTTGCAAAAGAAATTTCCGATGCTGTCATTCGTCCCTGCACCACCTGCTGCCATTCCTCGATGAACGGCTTGGCATCTTCCAGATCTGCATACTGGTCGTTGCTATAACTGCGTTTCTGCCGAACTGTACCGCCCGGCTCCACCTCCAAGGTGTACCACGGCGTATTGGGGTCAGACTTCTTTCGCAGGAAGAAAATGTAGCTTTCCCGAACAGAAATGCGCTCAAAGTATCTGGTCCCGCGCTGGATGCAGTGGTCAAGGAACTTACTCTCCTGCAAAATGTCCTTTGCGCCCTCCGGCACCCGGATAATGTACTCCGCTCCATCGTACTCATAGATTTTACGGATCTTCTTGTAGATGTTTTCGATATGGAACTGCTTTTCCAGCTGTTCCGCTTCCCTTCTGATAGAGTGTTGCGTGCCTTTCATGGCTTCCATCCGGTGCTGTTTATTACGCTCCAGCACGAGATCATCATGCCGGCGTTTCAGGTCAAGCGGGAACATTACGCTTTCAAGCTGCATATTCATACCCGATTTCTCGGCCATATCCAAGTAGTCCGACCAATCCTGCGCAACTCTGAGAACAATTTGCCCATCGTATTTCCCGGTAACGCGCCTAGTCTGCTGGCGAAGGTACTTCAAGCTGCGTGTCATGCCGTATTTCTGCAAGGTCTTGGCCATTCCTGAGAGATTTCGGATGTTAGCCGTCATCTTCATGTTCTTGTCATTGATCGCAAGGCCGGCTTCTTTCCACCTCAGCGCATCATCCACCTCGCGGAACGACTTTTTGCTTCGTGCTACCACAGCCAGCTCCTGACGGTTTAAGCCAAACACGCCGAAATAGGTCTTTGCTCGAAGATTGATGCGGGTGCTGTGTTCATATTCGTCGTATACCTGAGAGCACAGCGCATCAGCCCAGCCCGTTTTTACAAGGCTTTCGGCCATCGGATACCGATTCACGATTTCCCACTGACGAATCTCCCATGGAAAATTGAGATGATTGTCGTACTGGTACATCCATTCAGATTTCAGCACTTTCCGAACATCACTCTCAAATTGGTCAGTATGGGATGCCAATGTATACGGCTGATACGGACCAGAGGGGGCCGTCAGCATTGCGGATAGCTTCGGGCGCTGGCACATAATATATTCCTCTTTTTCACTCCAGCTGCGTTTCCACTGCTTGATGGTCTTTCCGTCCGTCCACCATATCCCCCGGCCATGAAATTCCAGTTCTGCCCGATGATTGCTGAAATCGAAATACACCAGATAGCGGCGAATCCAGACCCCATCTCCCTGCGGTTTGCTCCAAAGGAATGTCCTTGCGGCCCACAGTCTTTTGACAGAATAGCGGGTATTGCGAACCTGCATTTTCTCCCCGCAGCACTCGCACACCGCTGTACTCTTATGCTTGAGCAGTTCCGACAGCGTGTATTCACCACCGCAGCTATCGCACCTTGCCCGCTGAATTAAGATTTTCTTCTCAACGCCGCCGGGTTCGATTGCGCCCTGTCTGTCATTGGTGACCCAGAGAAAGCCCGCATCACTGCACACTTTCAAAACTTGTTTACTGAAATCTTCCGGCGGCTCCGGCAGATTTTCAAAGAGCTTCTGGGTCTCAGCCGCCTGTCTGGCGTTGCGTTCTTCGCGTTTCTTCCTGGCATGAGCCGACAGCGCATCTTCTACAATGCCAATCAGATAGCCCGGTCTGCGGTCATCAAAATAGTTTTGCAGGAGTTCTGATTCTCCCTTTGTTGCCGGCACTTCGGTTCTCCATGTCAAACACTGGCAGGGCTTGACCTCAATTTGACGCGGCGAAAGCTCGTTCTTTTTCGGATTCTTATTCCCGCGAAGTTCCCCCGTCCAGTAACCTCCGAAAAAACGCCACACGACCAGCGGCTTTTCCTTTTTGTCCCAGACGGCCACCGTCAGCACCTTTCCCTTGATGTAGCGACCCACGCCCTGCCCCTCGGCAACTGACATACACAGCACCGCATCCAACTCTGGCCGCTTCGGCTCAGGCGCATAAAGTTTCAATTCTTCAGCCTTTTTCATCGTGTGCCGCCTCCAAACTCTCCGACGTGTAATTTTTCCCGGGCAAAACCTTCACTCCATCGACCTGTTGAGCAATGCAAGCAAATTCGTTTTCTTCCCGGACGATGAAGCAGAGCCACTCGCCACGTGCACCAGCCAGTTCCTTGCCCTGACCATACGCGATGTGGAACGGTCTCTTGAAGCAATCTTCGAATTTTTCTGCCGGATGCTCAAACACATAATTTGCGTGCATAAGAAGGAACTCGTCTTCTTTCAACCTGCGAAGCGGTACAATTTCGGTACAGCTACTCCGCGTCCGGTAGTCATCCTCATCGATATCACCGCCAGCTGCGATGGCCCAGAACTCGTTTTTCCCGTCCCAAGCATACCAGTTAAGGCAGTCCAGCGGATCCAGACAGTAATGGAAGCCCGTATTGGCGCATTTTGCCTTTTCGGTCTTGCTCACTTCGCCCGGCTGGTACTGATAGCTGCCATCGCCGAGCGTAGCAATCAGCCCCGGCTTGAATCCTTTGAATCCTAAAATCATCAGAGCCACCCATCCAAGGAAAGCTGCATATCGTCTTCCGCAGGCGTTTCCTTCTTCTTTTTTGCCGGCTTTTTCGCATCCGTTTTCTTTTCTGCTTTGGACGCAGGCTTGGTTGTGTGAGCTGGTGCCGCCTGCTTCGGAACATTGGGGGATGCATCTTCCGGTTTGACGGTGGCCGGAGCCTGCATCTCAGCTTCCGTAGGCGGTGCGCCAGTCAGTTTGATGTTCATGCTGAACGAAACCTCGGCATTCGGAAAGTAAAACTGCACGGCGCGGCGGTAGGTTTCGAGGTCGGACAGAACTTCGCCTGCGTTGTTGACAACAGCGGCGCAACATTCGGAGAACGTGCGCTGCGTGTTGCAGACGACCTCTGCGAACCGCGGCTCCTGGTCTACAAAGCCAAGCAGTGTCCGCAGAACATAACTCTGCACGCTCTTTGCGGCACGACTGCCCTTGAACAGCTTGTCCTCAGCTTCCAGCTTTGCTTTTGCTTTAGCTCGCCAATCGACGAACTCAACTGTGGTTGTGGTGTGTGTGGTGGAATCCATATTGTCCTCCTATCAGAAAAAGCTAAGTTGCCCACCCTTGCCCTCGGAGAACACCGGTTCCTGTTCCGGCGCTCTTTGCGGCTTTTTAGCGGCTTTTGGCTTTTCCGTGTTCTTTGGTTTCTCGAGTTTTTTAGGGGCTTCAGGGGATTTTTGTGGTTCAGATTTTGGCGCATCTGCAACACGCTCTTTCCTTATCGGTTGAGTGACCAGTTCCATCTGCGCCATAAAGATTCGATATTGCCAAACCGGGATCCTGAGCATCGGCGTATACCAGACGTTCCCTTTGTCAACTGGAAGCAGCCCCCTTTTGTCATAAGACACAGACGGGCTTGCAAGCGTATCACCGATGACGACATACCCCGGCATTCCAAGCAGACTCATTTGCAGATAGCACATCATGCCCACGATGTAGTCAATGTCCTGCGCCACAAACAGCACATTCGTCTGATAAATTGATGCCTTTCTTTCTGCATTCGTTTGCGAACGCCACCAGCAAGGCCCCAGCGCCGCAGGTCGGATCACAGACCGCAACCCATCCCCTATCTCCGATTTTCTGCTGGAATTCTTCTGTCGGGGTTGTCACAGCGGACATGACTTCGCAAATGTGATATGGCGTAAAGAATTGTCCCGAATGGTCGTTTCCAAGCCCCAAGCACATATACAACTCGCCAAGGAAGTCCTGTTCCGGATTGTCCTCTAGTGCCACGACCAACAAGGCCAGCATTTCCGTAAATGCTTCCATTTCCGGCCGCGTGTATTTTCCTGCGATTGATAAGTACTGCTTCTCGCGTTCGTCAAAGTGGCTCTGATCTGTCGCATTGGACACCGCAATAGCACTCATGGTGACCCAATCGCTCCAGACCTGCCAGCGTGACCGACCATTGCTCGAAAACACTTCAAACTTTTTTACAAGTTCCTTCTGTGCTTCACCCCGGACATGGCGAACATCACTCCCCATTGGAATCGCCCCCTTTGCCCTGCGGAACATCCTGTTTTTTGAACGGTCTTCTCTTTATTCGTCCAAGGCTGTCAGTAAGACCTAGAATGTTGTTTCCGCTCGGCGTTTCTCGGTCAACCCGATTTCCTTTATTTTTGATGTGAGTTTTTTCCCACTCTGCAAACGTTGTAACATGCTGCGCTGCTGCCTGATCGAGCAGGCGCTTAGCATAGCACCATGGGTGCTTCGCTTGGTGGCGCATCGCTTCTTCCAGCGTAGCAACCACCAAAGCGTCTTCCACCCCGGTTTCTCGCAAATCCCGAAATTCTGCTGCCATGTAGGGCGTAAGCATACTGTCGCATCCAGCCCAGACCCAGTAGCTTTCCGGGGTGTCATCAGGCGGGCCGGTTGATTTTTCTGTGTTTTCCTCAGTTGTGGATTCTTCAAAACCCATTCGGTTTTCTGGGTTTTCCTGATTTTCTTTTGATTTGCGAGGCCTGCCACCTCTGGCACCGTTTGCCCTATTGGCAGCGGCCTGACGCTCGTATGCTTCATTGGAAGCATCGATTTTGGCTTTTATCGCCGCCCAAACAAAGCGCTCATTCCCCAGAAACTTCGGTTCTGAACCAGTTTCCTTGTAATCCATCATAGCCCATAGAATTCGGCCCCGTTCCGCTTCATTGAACGGTTCTAGCAATGCTCTGTAATCCTTCACCCACAGTTTTATGTAATCATTCGCCACGCTCCACCTCCCCTTTCGGTTTTTGATTGAGCGAAAGCACTTTACATAGATGCCGATCCAGCTTGATGCCATAGATATGGTAATCAGCAAACAGGGCTTTTTCTCTGCGGTGCGCTTCTTCATGGTGCCGCCGACAAAGGGCTATCGCATTCAGCCCGACATGGACGATAGCTTCTCTATCTCGACCCATGCCCACGCGGTCAACATGGTGCACCTCTGCAGGCTGGTTGCAAATTGCACACCGGCGATTTTCAAGGCAAAGATACAGGTACTTGCCAATATCGTCCGTCTGGGTGAGCAGGCTGTCCTTTGTGGGCACTCCCCAATGGAAGCAAAACTGAATCAGGTATGTAATAAACTCTCGGGCCGTGGTCATATCGCAATTCGAAAGGGAGAACCACTCCCGCAGACAGCGGGAACAGAAATCCCATTCCAGATAAAGCCGAAGTTCTTCCGGCTCCTGCCCTGACCACAAAGAAATATCTCGGATAATAGCGAAAATCTTGCGGCGCTGGTCTGCGGAAATGGTTCGACCATCATCCAGACGGACTTCTACCCTCCGGGGGCGCTTCTGCGCCAGAAACCGGCTGATATCTACGTCGGGTTTCAGGACGAGCTTTCCGTTCTCCAGCTTCTCAATTTTCGCTGTCACAATCATGCGCGTTCTCCTTGTCCACATGGACGTGCATCGGAATATAAACGCTGTTTGCTTTCATATTCCGTGCCAAAAAGTCATTGCATTTCGCTTCTGACAGGTGATTTCTAAGCACCTGCAGTTCGTAGGCATACTGCCCAGCTATCTTTTTCTCTTGGATCTTGGCTTGTATATCTTCATCCCGGTAGTTCGATTCTATCAGGTAAAGGTCATAGCCGAGTGCCTGAATGCCATCCAAATTGTTGGTATCAGTGGCATAAATCACCTTGCCAGACGGAAAATGCACCTTATACCCACAGTTGGGTACGTTATGGGCTAGCATTACCGGAATCACATTGCACAGGCCGTACCCATACAACGTTCGCGGGGTCAGTACATCAATCTGACGCTCTGGCACCCCTGCGGCTATAAGTGGCGGTACTAACCAGCGGCAACACCCGAAGCGGAGTGTCGGTCGCTCACTGGCAAGCCGCTTGATGGTTCGCTTCTGGAAGTGATCTGAGTGGATATGCGTCAGAAGCACAAGCTTCAGTCTCGGAACATACGGCTCCAACGCCTTATACGGCACGCCGCAGTCTACCAGCACGAAATCTTCCAGAATCGTGGCGTTACCATCGCTGCCGGTGCTGATAATGTTGTACTTGACCATCAGAGTGCAGCCAAATCAACGGCTTCCTCAACGGCATCTGCTTCCGGCTCCGGCAGGTCCATCGTCTTGGCTGTTCGCTCAATTTTGGGCGGCTCCTGCTCACTCTGCCCGGCATCTGCATACTCCGCAGCTTCCGGCAACAGGCCACTGCCTGTGCTGTCCGGCATCATAACGCGCCCGTCCCGCTCATAAGCCGTGGTCATTTCGGCGGTCATGATGCCCCACTTGGAAATCAGCTGACGCAGCATTGTCTTTTTGGACATCGCGTCAAAATCCTTATACCAAAAGCTGGAGTACTTCCACAGTTCGTCCTGCGGGATTTCGCCGTTCAGCAGCTTCTTATATGCTGCTGCGCTGAACGCCTGACTGTACTTGTCCGCATGAGCCATCATCTGGTCTGCTGTCCAATACAGCGTTTTCTCAAAGCCGTTGATGTACTCGAAGTGTGCAATGTAACCCACCGTCGGCATTGCTGCACGCTTTTCAAAATCTTCGATAAAGTGCATCTCATGGAACCGTTCTTCAAACGGATCCCATCCGCTCAGTTCCCCGGCCTTGACCTCCAGCACATTCAGGCGCTTATATTGGCCAGTCCGCAGTGCCAACTGGATATAGCCCTTATACCCCAGCACAAACTGCGCCTTTACGCTTGCAGGCTCAATCACATTGCCCTGCCGGTCACGCTTCGCCTTGGACTTAAAGGGCACCAGATAGAACTGACCCAACTGGGGCGAAGGCTGCAAGAGCAGGCTTTCGCCCAAAAGGGCACCTGCCAAAATCGTGCCCGGGTTGCATTCCTGCAAGGCCGGATTGACAGCAACGGCGCTAGTGATATTGGCAATGAAGCGAGCGCCGCGCGCCGGATCGCCCAACGTGTTATTCACGAGATTTTTGTACATCGGAGTCTGGATTGCCTGCGAAAAGCGCATTTTCTGCGGCTGCATTGCTTTAGCCATTGTTATTTACCTCCTGATTCTCAATGCCAATGGAATCCATGTACTTCTGGATCTCATCGACTTTGTCATTTACGAAAGACTTCAGTTCCCGCAGCTGGGTCAAAGTGCCGCGGCACTGGAACGTGCGTCCCATAAAAGCAAACTTTGCGTTCATGACCTGTTCCGTGCTCTCCTTCTGGGAGTCCTCGGTCTCCTGCTCGTCCATAACGGGCGGTTCGGTGCCCATGACCTGAGGCGCAGACAGTTCTTCCTCTGCCGCATCCAGAACGGCCTTTTCTGCTTCTTGTGCCCGAAGCTGGGCTTCCAGACGCTGCTTGCGCTCGGCTTCTTCCCGGGCAATACGGTCTTTGCGCTGGCTCACGCTGTTAATGGCAACAGCCAAACTTCCGCACAGCTTATACTCGGCCATGATCTCCGGGGCATTTTCCATGCCGTTGATGCAGGCTACGTCAGCCGCAACCTTTTCCACATACTCCTTGACCTTGGCTTTCAGGGATTTCAGGCTTGTGGTCAACGTGACTGCAACGCCGACATCCTCATAGGTGACCCACTCAACGCCACTGGCCTTGACCATCTCAGCAAAGTAATCCTTGACCTTTTTTTCCTTGTCGGCTTTCAGTCCGGCTTCCACGTCCGTGATTTTGCCCTTCAGTGCTTCATCTGCCGGACCGTACACGTCCGTAACGCATTCTTTGTAAACCTCGTCGAAGTCCTCAAACGGCTGCATGATCTGCTTCTTCACGGCCATGCGCCGGACATCCAGATCCTTGCGGTCACGGTTCAGCGCCGCCCGGCGCTCCTTGACAACTTTGAGGGTTTCTTCCGTGCAGGCCAGCGAAAGCGCCTCCTTGACGGACTCCTGAGCCTGTGCTTTGATGCTGTGCAGCTGCTCCTTGATGATAGGAAGCTGCTGCACCACAATCAGACTATCTGCCAACGCCGTGGTCTGATTGGTGGTAGTAATTTCCTTTTCCATGTGTACCTCCTGATTCTCTGTATAGAAAAACGGCAGTAGGAACGCTCCTGACCGCCGCTTCGTACCTGTTGAAAAAATCAACCGATTGTGCTACAATATGGTTGTGTGTGGTGGAGACCTGCATTTTCCGGCTTGATGTTCCTGCATCAAGCGCCAACGGAATGTGTGGGTCTTTATCCATTTGTAGCGCGCTGGCCGTTCTGGTCAGCGCTTTTTTCGTGTGCGGCGAGTATATCCCACACCGAGAGCTGCCCTACAATCTGGCGCTCAGCGGTGATTTTAGGCTGTGTGGCAGTCCTGATTCTGCGGGGCTTTGCGGGTGCTCGGAGCCGTTTTCCGAACTCCTTGACGTAACACTTCGCGCCGTACCCCACTTCGATTGCCGCCGGATCTGTAATGACCCTGTGACACCGAGCGCACCTTGTCATTCTTCTTCTTTCCTCCAAAAAGCGCCTGCATCTGCAGTTCGTGCATCAGGCGGGACGCAATAATGATTGCACCAACAATAAGAATCCACTCCCCGCCAATTGCCCAGTAGCCGCGCCAGCGATATGTACTGGGCAGCTGCCACAAGGCCATAAGCCCACCGGAAATTACGCCGGCCAGCGTGTCCAGCAGTCCAACAACGACCCAGCCCATCACGGTCAAATGCCTTTCTTTGCGTTTCATTTCAGGTTTGCCCCCTTCATGTAGGTTTCGATCAGTGCCCACTTGCGAACATCCATCGGCTGGTGAACAGCATCTTCCAGTGCTTCTTCGGTTCCGCAGCGGTCACAAATCGTGATGCCCGGAACTTGACGGGAAAGAGCATTGCTGTGCAAGCGCATCTTCATGGTCTGCTTTCCGCATCGAGGGCACGGAAGTACCTGCGCCATTTCGGCGGCAGCATCCTGAACATCCCGATACGTTGCAAAAACTTCGTCCAGCAGCTTCTTCTCGGTGTGCATCTGAATCATTTGCGCCATCTTATGAAACATCCCTTTCTCCTTCCAGCAGCCCTACCATTGCGTTCCACACCTTGTCCGTGTAGGCTGTGCTATACGTGCCAGCAGACCAAGCCTTTTTGGCTCCGGTTGCGCCAAGGTTATAGGCCATCAGAGCGCAATTCACATTGCCCTCGTACTCGCCGAGATACATACCCAGCATATAGCACCCGGCCTGAATGTTCTGGCGGGCATCCAGCAGATCCGTTATACCAAGTTTATCTTTGAGCCACCCGGCGTTGATGCTGTTTATCTGCATCAAGCCATAATCCCCGGTAGAGCTGTGCGCCGCCGGGGTAAAGCCACTCTCGACCTGCATGACGGCATAAGCCAGTTCCAAGGGCACATCGTAGAGGTCGCACATTTTCTCCGTGTAGGACTGTAGTTCCGCATCCAGCGGCACCTGATATGTAACCGGCTCATACGGAACCGGGTCATGACGAACGCATTCAACCTGCTCGATCTCGGCCACCACCGGTACCGTAACCAGCGTTTCAACCGGCGGCTTCTGCTGGAAAGCGAACGCCGCGGCGATGTTTCCGACCACCAGAAGCTGCGCCGCTGCCGCCGCTGCCAGCGGCACGAGCGTTTGTGCTTTCATCCTCCTGCGCCTCCCCCAAAAGACCAAAGCGTTCCATCGCATACCGCCGGGGCACCCGGCCGGGAAACGTGAGGTTTCCCCTTGCTTCCAACTCCCGATTCATCTGCTGGATGTACTTATATGCCCGGGACTTGCCACAGCCAACCAGTTCCGCAACCTCTGCACAACCGATGAAATACGACTCTTTGCTCACGACTGCCGTCCTCCTTTCGAAAAACGCATATTGTTCATTGCCACATTCAGGTCGTTGGCCAAGCACATGATTTCGTCCCATTCGGCTTGCTCGCTCTCAGCGATCTGGCCATCTGCGGCGATTTCTACCATTGCCTCCCGCTTTGCACAGAAGCGCTGAACCGCCGCCAGAACGCCCAGCACAGCTTCCGGCAGGTCTTTCAACTGGATCTCAGGCACGACCCGTTTGCCGAGATCTGATGTCAACCGCAGATGCTGCACGGCCAGATATGGGGCTTGATACACGTCACACATGGCGCTCGCTACATCGCTGGGCACTGGACGCTGGCTCTGCTCATAGTCCCGCAGGCTGTCAACCGACACGTTCAAAAGCTGCGATGCTTTTTCCTGCGTAAAACCAGCAGATTTCCGCGCATTTTTGTAAATATTCTGGCTTTCAATCGCCATTTTTTCACGCCGTCCTTTCTGGTATACTTGAGATGTAGGTTAGCTCCGGTACGCCACCCCGCTGATGTTCAGGCACTTTTCGATTGCGCCCTGGACGTTCTCGGACGGCACCAGCACACCATTGACGACTTGGCTGATATGCGAGCGAGAAAAGCCCGTTTCCTTTGCCAGTTCCGTAACGGTCATATCGTCATGGTCGATCATGGCCTTCTTGACAGCCACGCACCAATCCGGCATCGTAGTCTTTTTCATGTTTTTTCTCCTTCCTAACAAAGATTTATCTAACAAGTGTATTGAACACTTGTTAGATTTCTGATAAAATGAAAGAGCCAGTACCCACCATTCAACGCGTTCCCCTGTCGTTAAGCGAAGCTGTCATAGGAGCGGCGCTATAACTGCACAGCATCCAACTTGCGGCTGTTGTCCGCTATGCTTTGCAGCGGCGCTTGTCTTTAGGAGGTCAACGTTCATGGTTCGTATTGCGTGGTACGAACGAACCCCTTTGCTGAGAGGTTCTGGGGGAACGCGCTGAATGGTAAGCGCTGTACCCTTTCACTTAACATTTGTTCTGTACAAGTGTATTATAATCCATCAATTGCAACGTTTCAAGCTGTTTAAGCATCAATTGATGGATTTTGTGAGGATACACAAAATGACAACCGAAAATTTGTATGATTCTATCGCCCTTGCGGAAAACATCAAAATTCAGGCAAAGGCACGCAATATCCAGCTGAAGGATATGTACGCTGAACTCGGAATGAGCAAAGGCGTTCTTTCCAACTTGCGAACCGGTCGCATGATTGCCGCCGACAGTCTGGCGCGCATCGCTGACTACTTGGACTGCTCCATGGACTTCCTTATGGGGCGCACCGTTGACCCCGCTGTGCAGCGTATGGAGTTAACAGATGAAGAACGCCAAAAGGTTACGGATTTCCTTCAGTTCATTCTGAGCCAGCGGAAATAATGCTCAGAGCCGCTCCGATGGCTCTATTTTGCGTTTTCTATTCTCCCGCATGGAATTTGCCGCCCGGCAGGATATGCGGCTCAAATCGCTTCTCTGTGGACGTTTGTTCGATTTGGTGAAATCAGCCATCAATGACGAAGTGCGCGCCCTCGGTGATAAGCACCGTACCGCGATGCTCGTCATTGACGATGGTTGTCCGTTTGCCGATGTACTCAGCTGGCAGTTCGCCCCGCTTCACTCGTTCAAGATTGTACGGAGATGCTTCCCAACGTCCCTTGTAGGACTCTGGGATCTTGCGCCACTCCGCTTTTGTGTAGTGACGCATCAGGTCTGCCCCCATTCTTCCTCATTCAGTTCCATCCAGCCGTAGGGGTCGCAGTACCACCAGCTGGATGCACCATCCTCGGTGAGCCGCACGATATCGGACACGCTCATGCTGTGGCCAGAGAAATCAACGGGTCGATCCGACCCGTTGAAGAGTGCGAACAGGCGAAGAAGCATCCTGCCCACTTCCGGGACAGACGGAATCTCACCGCCGTATACCCGGCGGTAGTTCTCCCGGTGGATGCCGCCCAGCTGTGCGGCCTGATCGGATGCCATGAACCGCAGTTTTACCTGCTCCATGGTGTCCTCTTTCAGCTGGTAGATCTCATACTTCATGTGAATCTTCCTTTCCTTGTTTTGCGGTGTTGGTTCCCGCGACCATCTTCGTGATGCCACGAAAATGGTTTCGGCCGATACCGGCGGCCATCATCAGGCGGGTTATTCTTTCCAGTTGCGGCCTGCACCAATCGATGCATCCCGGATAGAGAGGATTTTGTTCTTTCCTGTGCGAGTGCTGCGGAACTCCTGCATCGCTTCCCGAAAGGCATCGTCTTCAGCCAGTTCCCACGACTCAAAGTGGTAATACCGAGTCTCGCCATCCTCGGCCTGATATTTAATTTCAATGTTCACGGCTCAAGCCCCCTCGATCTCCACGCACTTGATGCTGTTGCGAAGGTACTTTCGCCCCCGGAGTGCTTCGCAAGCGGCGCACAGGTCATCGACCTTGCACCGCAAGAGGATGTCCTCGATCTCGCTGCTCCCCTGCCGGTTATCGTATGCAGCCTTAACGACCGCTGCTCGGTCATCATCCAGCAGGATGGTCATGCTGGCTTCGCCTTCCTCGCCCTTCGCGCGGCTGTCGTAGGTGAAAATGACGTTCTTCATGGTTTAGGCTCCTTTCTCACAGCTTGCGCAGGTTCGCATACTGGCGAAATAGGTCTTGGACGTATGCTCTGTGGATGGTCGAGCTGAACCACATCTCTGCATTCCGGCCCGATCGAACCGGCGGGATCCATCCGGCCATTTCCACCACATCCGCATCGTAATCATTGGGATTTTGTTTGATTGTCGCCGCCAGCACCCTCAGAACCCGTGCGATGCCATACTTTTGCACCATGTCCTTTGCATTTATGCGGGTCATTTCGATGGCAAGTGTTTCCAGCTTGTCACGCTCGGCAAACCATTCCTCCCGATTTTGGACCGGAATAGTGGTCAGCTGCTTCATAAGTTCTTTGTCGAACGTCCTTCATTCCTCCTTTGGATTCAGCCGGAAAGCATTGAACATCCAATGGCCTTCCCCATCGCAGACGCTTTCTACCGTGCAGAGGTTGTCGAGCGCAATGCTCATCGGCGAGCCGTATGTGCCACGCACCCACAGGCCCGCCCTCTCTGCCAGCGTCCAGAAGTAGTTCACCTCAATGCCAGGATTCTTCAGCTGAGGCGGCATGTGCTTTGTAAAAGCCGCCCGGATGAAGTTCTCGCACCACTCAACCTTGATGTTTTTCATGCCCTAGCCTCCTCGCTTTCGGCTTTCTGCTCGAGATCGAGCAGATCGTTGTAAATCCTTTCGGCCTCGTCACTGGTCAGGTTGAACTGCTCGATCAGGTCAGGAAGGGCATCTGCCCGCCAGCCCCCTTCATAGAGAGAAGCTGCTGTGTACTGGGTGCCGTACTCCTCCTGTCCGCCGCAGCGGAGACCATCGCGCCAGTTCTCGTAATCGGTCTCTGTCGTGCTCAGCATCATCGTTTAGCCCTCCTCAACGACCCATCCGGCACAATAGCCGGGATCGCGAAGCCTTGCCTTTGCAAGTGCTTCATCGAACGTCCGGGCACGAACCCGGACAGGCGGCAGGTCGCCGCCCACGATTTCCCATGTAGCCATGGGTGCTACAAATCTCTCCATGTTGTTTTTCCTTTCTGTCTAACAGGTGAATGAATCATTTGTTAGATATATTATAATCTCACAAAAGTGAGATATCAATACGATATTCTCATTTTTGTGAGATTCATGCTTTTGCACAAAAAGGTGGTGTTCTATTTGTTGTTTTGGGAACGTTTTTATCGGATGTGCGAAATCCGCGGAACAAAGCCAAATCCGCTTGCCAAAGAGCTTGGCATCTCATCTGGAGCCGTCACACGCTGGAAGAATGCAGAAGATCCTCCGTCTGGAAAAACGCTCATGCTGCTTGCGGACAAGCTGGATTGTTCCGTTGACTACCTGCTTGGCCGCACCGATGATCCTGTTCTTCATCAATTGGATTCGTCCTCGTCATCAGCCATATAACGCGCGCCCGCGCGTGATGAAGACGATAGTCTTCATATCTTCTTATTCTTTTTCTTCTTCTTTTCTTAAGAAGATGGGTTTTTTCGGTTTTTAAAAAACCCAATGGGTTTTCACATTTCACGCGCATTTGGAAAAAACCATCGATTTATCAAGAACTATCTCGCATTCAATTTTGATATTTGACCTTCAAATTTGAATTTTCGACCTTGAATTTCACTTTTATGTTCGTGTTTTTCAAAACCCATCAAAACCCAAAAAAGCGAACGTAACCGAAAAAACCCATTCGGTTTTTTCGGTTTTTGAGAAAGGCGGGGTTTACACCCCGCCAGGAATCACCTTGGAGATAACAAGCCTCCCGGCGAATCGCTGAAACTTTTCCGGCGAGCGGAACAGCTTCTCGAAATAGGCTGCATCTTCTTCCCGCAGATCCGTGAAGTCCTCCGCCGAAAGTCCAACTACCAAGAACGTGCCGGCAATGATGTCGTAGGGCTTACCGTTTTGGTATAAGGCTCTGTTCAGTTCGAGCCCGCAGCACTTGCCCTCCTCATTGCAGATCAGGCCGACCGGGCGGCGTTCATCCGGGTAAATCACCTCAATATAGCCGCCCACGAGGCTCTGCAGGCTTGCAAGTTCGTTGGCAACGTCAATGCGTTCCGGGGCTTTGCCCGGCTCAATTTTCAGTGCTTTCATGGCTTAATTCTCCTTTCTTGCTTTCAGCGGTTCGCCATTCCATGCCACACAGTACGGGTGTGCATCCAGATCAGTGCCGTGCATCCAGCCGCCCTGCACAGCCATTGCGGCTTCCACCCGGTACGATTCCCGGGTGTGGCTCCGCTTGACGTTCTTGTACAGAGCCCCGCCGTGGGACTTCTGGAACGCTTTGGCTTCATCCTCGGTCTTAAAAAACTTGTTGCAATACATAGTCAATCCTCCTGTGTTTCAAAGGTGTTGGTTTCGGTCATGCTATTGTGGTTCAGTCCTCCTTTCTGTTCAGCTGGTACCCAGTGCCGCGATAGCTGATGATGTACCGGTGATCCGGCGTGCGGAACACCTCAATGCGCTTCTTGTCCACGTTCTTGATGCCCAGTTTCCGGCGAATGAACGGAACGGCAATCTTGATGGTTTGGGCGTTGGTCATGTCCTTATTCTGGCGGCTCGGGCATTGTGCATAGCGGCGCATCCGTACCTTGCTAACGGCTTCCGCATCCGCTTCTGTGCCATAGAACTTGTTGGAATCTCCATATCCATTCACTTCGTAGAAGCGCTGGCTGCTGACCGGCTCCAGGCGGTTATTCCAAATCGTGTTGACGCAGTAAGCTACATCCCGACGTACGTTCTCTTTCTCGGCCACACGGCCGACAAACAATTCCGTTCCCTGCTTATCCCAGCCATCGGAAAAGGTTCGAAGCAGAACTCGAATTATCTCCGTACCGTTGGTCAGATCAACCTTGGCGGTTTCACCTTGGCTCCCACTCATGCTTGCTGTGTTGAAGTGATATCCACGCGCCAAGTACTTGCTTACTTCAGCGGTGAACATTTTGTTGATGTCTGCATACGTCATAATCGAATCCCCCTTATCGAACAATTGTACAACCGGCGTATTTAAAGTTCTTTGCCGCCACTGCAACTTCGGACAGATGCTTTGCAAACTCTGCTACTCTCTCCGGGTTTGCTTCCGGGCAACTGGCCGAAATGCTAATCTGCACCTTTTCGCCTGAAACCAAGCCAACTTCGATGCACTCATCCAGCGTGTCAATCTGCTTTGTGAAATCATGCATCGCCCGGCTCAATTCGCTGTATTTTACTGTTCTCATTGTCCTGTCCTCCATTGGCTCTTGCAATCTAACAAATGTTTGATTGTGATTATATAATAATCCAACACTTGTTAGAGGACAAGACCGCAAAACAAACATTTGTTAGATTTCAGCACCGTGCACAAGATTCTTAGAAGAAAGCTGGTAAAACGTATGACGGTTACAGTACAACGCATCGTCGATCTGACCGAACACTATGGCACATCAGGCGCTTTTATAGCGCGCCTATGTGGGAAAAGTCGTTCCCTGATTGCTGGTTGGAAGGACGGTAAGGCAACTCCAACGGATGCAGACCTTTCTATCATTGCGGACCTCTACGGGGTGTCCGTGGCCTACCTGCGTGGCGAGGTAGACGCCCCTGCATCAAACGTCAAAAATGCTATGCAGCAACAACTTATGGACAGTGTACAAGGCCTGACCGATGATGAAATGCGAAAGGTTATAGAATACGTTCGCTTCCTGAAATTTCTGGATGCAGAACAAAAGGCAGACCCCCAATAAGGGAGCCTGCCCATGCTGAAGGATGCGTTACTGCTCCTTCAGCTGCCCGATGTACTCAAGCACCTGCCGGATCTGTTCAGGGGGTAAATCCTTGATTTCGTCCCGCAGAACTTCATCCAGCACTTCTCCGTGCTTCGGGTGTTCATCCGATGCTGCCATGTGCCATCACTCCTTCCCGGCTTACAGATAGGCCATTGAAAGAGTATGACATCTGTACTTTGCATTTCCAGCTTTTGGAAACATATACCAATGCTCGTGATAAAATAACAGGAAAGGTTATGGTGTGATATGGGATTCAGGTATAGAAAAAGCATTCGGTTTGGTGGTGGGTTCCGCATCAATATTTCTGGTAGCGGTGTTGGATACTCATGGGGTGTTCCCGGGTATCGAATCACCAAAACAGCGAACGGAAAAATCCGGCAAACCGCCTCCATCCCGGGAACCGGACTGAGTTATTCGACCGAGGAATCCATTTATAAATCTGCACGAAAAAGCGCTCTAAAAGAAGAACCATATACAGATACGGAAGTTATTCAGTCTACCGACCGCGCAGACTATAAAGATTCCGACTTCAAGGCGCTTATGAAGCGAATCAACCTGGTTTGCTTTCTCAATAAAGCCTCACTTATCGTTGGGGCTATCGGCCTGCTCGCTTTCATCGTTCTTCATACACCGCAGCGGCTTTTCCTGACCATTTTGTCATTCATCGTATTTCTCTATGCCCACTATATTGCTCCTGTAAATTTGGAATACGACTTCACCGATGAACAGTTTGATGCCTACGAAGAATGGTATAACGCCTGGCGTAAATTATTTGCCTGTGATGCCGTTTTCTATGTACCCGAAACCCACACCAACAGCAGCGCAAAAAAGAATGGCGGTGCCGAGAAAACCGTATCCGAAGAAAAAGCTCTCGGAATGCCTGCACTCCCCTATTTTCTCAGAACAAATGTGCCTGTTTTTTCGGCCGCTCTGAATAAGAAGGAGTCCATTTATATTTTCCCGGATAAGGTGTTCTATCTCCACAATAGCAAAATCAGCGCATACGACCTTTCGGAGGTCTCTTTCAATGTCGATTCTGTCAACTGTGTCACGGATCAGGAGCATCTACCGGCGGATAGCAAGGTGGTCAAAGAAACTTGGCTCCGGGTCAATGCCGATGGTTCCCCTGACCGACGCTATAAGAACAACAAGAAATGCCTTGTCTGCGAATACGGCAGGCTGTGCATCCGCTCTGACAGCGGACTAAATATTTATTTTCTGCTTAGCAATTCCGACAGCGTAGACCAGTTCAAGGCAATTCTTCCACAATAAAAAAAGACCCCGGCCATTATAAAAATGGTCGGGGATTTATAAACTCTTCAGGAGGTATATTCGATGCCCTGCTATAAAGACGAAAAAACGGGAACTTGGTATTGCCAGTTTCGATATACTGATTTCACCGGAGCGCAGAAGCAAAAGCGCAAGCGCGGCTTCAAAACCCGCCGCGAAGCGCAGGAGTGGGAGCGGGAATTTCATCTGCAGAAAGCTAAAAGCTGTGATATGACACTTGCCAGCTTTGTGGAGTTATACTTCAATGACCGGGAGCATCATGTCCGCGACACCACAATGGACACTAAGCGAAATATTTTTGACACAAAAATTGTTCCACTTCTCGGAAACCGGAAAATGAACGAGATCACAGCCCTAGATATTCGAGACTGGCAACAACGGATCAAAGAGATGGGCGAAGCCACTGGTCTGCCCTATGCCGAAACATATCTCTACACTATCCACGCACAGTTGACCGCCCTCTTCAACTACGCCCAGACATTCTACGGCCTTCGGTTCAACCCGTGCGATGCGGCCGGCTATATGGGTTCCTCCGTTGCCGGGGAAATGCTTATCATAACGAAAGACCAGTATGAAATTTTGCGGAAGGAATTCCGCAATGAAGCCTATCTCCTGGCATTTGACATTCTGTTTTGGACAGGATGCCGCGAAGGTGAAATGCTGGCATTGTTGCCGAAAGACCTGACTGATGATGACCAGCTGCGAATCTATAAAACCTACCATCGGAGAAAGGGTCAAGACATTCTCGGCCCCACCAAGAACAGCAAAAAGGGTGGCAACAGGAATGTGCCTATCCCCCATTGGCTGGCAGAAGAATTCCGTACCTACTGTTCTAAGCTATACGGCCTAACCCCAGATGATCGGGTATTTTACATGACCTGTACAGCCCTCAACAAAGAACTGACCCGCTGCACCCAGCTAACCTATCTGCCGGACATTCGCGTCCATGATCTTAGACACAGCCATGTTTCTCTCTGTATCGAACTTGGGTATTCTATTGTTCTGGTGGCCAAGCGAATCGGGGACACCGTTCCCGTTGTCATGCGGACATACGCCCATCTGTACCCCAATAAGCAGCAGGAACTCGTGTCAAGACTAGAAACCCTCAGTATTCCCTCTTCCTTCGATGAAGAATCCGATTTGATGCCACTCGGCTAGGGTCAAAACAGATGATGTCAAGGCCTGTTTTTTGATGTCATGATGTCACAAAAGCCCCGGAAAGTTTCGATTTCTCGTTGCTTTCCGGGGCTTTCAAATTATTCTTCGATAATAAACCGTGCTACCAGTTCTCTGTACATCCAGCAAGTGTTTTTGAAGCGGATGATGTCAAAGTGATGTCATTTTTACAAAATTCATCATTTTTCAAACGTAGGCACGATGTATTTTCTCATATTCCATTATTCGAGCTC